AACGTCGGCCGAAGCCTTCTCGACCGCACCGGACATTCTGCTCAGGCCCACAGCAACACCCTCGGCGGAGTAACCGCCAACCTCCATCATCGCGCGAGAAGGAGACTTGATGCCGAGCTTCTTCTTGATGGCCTTGACCATCGCGTCGGCGATCTTGTCCATCTGCTTTTCGATGTTCTTCTGCTGCATTTCGAGACCCTTGACGAGTCCCTCAGCAGACTTGACCGCAGCGTCGTACAGCTCGCTGGATGCGGAGCTTCCTAGTGCCTTGGCCGCGGCAGCCAACTGGCTGTCGAGAGCGTTGATCTCGTTGACGCTGTCCTTGCCGCCAGCGAGGAGCTGGTTGGCGAAGGGGAGAGCATCGACGCCCTTGGAAAGCAGCTGCTTGTACGCCTCATCGTTGAGACCGAGCTTCCTCAGCCTCTGAAGCGTGTTGGCGAACTGCTTGGTCTTCTCGATCTGGGTCTTGAGGTCCGTCTCGTAGCTGGCAACAGTCGTGTCAGCTGAGATGTCCGGCAGGACCGAGTACTGATCCGTGATCGACTTCTTGAAATCGTCACGGGTCTTCTTGATGTCGGCGAGAGCCTGCTGAGCATTCTTGAGGCTGTTGCTGACCTTGTCGTACTTGTCGGCGAGAGCACCCAGAGCCTTTTCCTGGCCCTTGAGCTTCTTGGTGACCTCGGTGTAGGCCGCCGATTCTGCCTTGTGCTCCTTCTTCGCCTGGGCGAGCTGCTTCTTGGTGTCAGCGATCGCCTTGTTGTTGCGGTGTCGAGCGTGGGTCTGATCGTTCAGCTTCTTGGTGAGCCTGGTGACATCGTCGCCCGAACTCTTCATCGCAGACTTGAGCTGATCCGCCAACGACTTCATGGCGGCAACGACCTGGCCCTTGTTGCCATCGAGGCCCTTACGGAAACCATCGTTGACAAACTGACCGATCTTGTAGAACTCCCTAGAAGGCGAGTGAATGCCCAGGAAATTCTTGGCGGAGTCGAGCGCGGACTTAGCCACGTTCTTTGCCGCACTGACGATCTGGCCGACACCGGCCTTGAGACCGTTGACCATGCCCTTGATGATGGCGACAGCCAGGTTACCGCCGGCCTTACCGAGCGCCGTGGAGTTCTGGTTGATGGCCTTGGTCAGACCGTTGATGAAGGACAGGATGAGGTTGACGCCGGACTGGATGATCCTCGGAAGGTTCTTGGCAACGCCGTTGATGAAGTTCACCGCGACGCTTGTAGCTGCCGTGACAACCTTGCCGATGTTGTTGGCGATGCCCGTCAGGATGCCGGTGAGCAGACGAAGCCCTGCCGACACCATCTTGGGTACATAATTCGCCAACTGCTGAAGCAGCATCGTGAGCAACTTCAGGAGCGTCGTCACGATTTGTGGTGTCAGCTTGGCAATTGCCTTGATCATCGACCCGATGACGGTAACCATCGCGTTGAATATCGCCGGTCCTGCAGTAGCAATGACCTTGGCGAAGGCGATAACACCCTTACCGATCGACTCCATCAGTTTCGGGATGAGCCCAATGAGCCCACCTACGATTCCGATTACCGCTGCCGCTCCGGCCGTTCCGGCTGCCGCCAGGGTTGCGATACCCGTAGCGAAGAGGAATACGCCGGCTCCTGCCGCAAGCATCGCGACGCCGAGGATGCCGATCGCCACACCAAGGGCGATGATGACCGGTACCACCGGAGCCAGGATGACCGACGCAAGGCCGATCACCACGAAGACGCCAGCCAGCATGAGAAGACTCTTGCCGATCTCGGCCAGCGACATGGACCCGAAGGCCGCTAGTACTGGCTGAAGGACCATCAGAGCCGCGGAGACGATAAGCAACGCTGCAGCACCCGGCAAGGCCGTGGTCATCAGGAGCATCGCTCCAGCAATGATGCCCAAGGTTCCGGCGAGCAACAGCATCGACTTACCGATTTCCTCCCAGCTGAAACCAGCCAGTGTCTGGAGCACACCCGCGATCATCTGCATCGAGAGTGCAACACCCAGTACGCCGAGCGCCGCAAGTGGCGCCGTCGGAGGAATTACGTACAGAGCCGCCGCGATGATCGTGAGAGCGCCCAGCATGGTGACCAGGCTCTTACCGATCTCGCCCCACGACATTTTCGCCATGCCCTGAAGGGCGTTGCCGATCATGCCGAGAGATATGGCGACCCCCAACACACCAGCGGCAGCCAGAGGCGCCGTCGGAGGGATGAGCATCAACGCGCCCGTGATGATCGCGAGACTTCCCGCCAGGGTCACCAGACCCTTAGCGATTTCGCCCCACGACATCCCAGACATGTCCTGCACGGCACTGGCGAGGATCTTGATGCCAGCAGCAAGCAGGATAAGGCCGGCACCTTGCGCGATTCCGCCAGCATCTGCCTTGGCGAACATCGTGAAGAGAACCAGCGAGCCGAGAAGTACGCCTACTCCGACCAAGCCCTTGGCCAAGTCGTTCCAGCTGAGCCCTGCCAGATCATTTACTGCACTGGCAAGGATCTTGATGCCGGTAGCGAGAGCGATCAGACCGAGCCCGGTGGATATCATCCCCGCGGGGTTCGGCATGAACTTCATGACAGCGAGCAGACCGCCCAGAAGGACAGTCACGCCCGTCAAGCCCTTAGCCAGACCGTTCCAGTCCAACCCCGACAGCTGTTTGACTGCCTGAGTGAGAACGAGCACGGCGCCGGCGAGCAGGATCAGGGAACCCATCACGAACGGCATCTTGAGGAAGCCGGCCGTGCCGATGAACTTGGTGAACACGGCAAGTGAGCCGAGCAGCTGGCTGAACATCACCGTCATGGCGGTGCTGGCCCGGATCAGACCCTGAGCGTCGATCTTGGACAGGATGTTCATCGAGACCGCGAGGATCCCGACGGCAGCGGCGATCTCAAGGAGAGTCGTCGCCTTCAGAAGGTTCTGCATGGACTTGAGAGAACCGGTCAGGGTGTCGAAGCCCTCAGAGATGCTGTCGACGATGTCGCCGAAACCACCTCCGCCTCCCTTGAACTTGTCAACGAACTTCTTGACCAGAAGGACCAACCCAGCGAACAGACCGGTGTTGAACACCGACAGGACATCACCGAAATTCATGCCGGAGAGACCGGCCTTGATCTTGTCGCCGATGCTGCCGATGAAGTCGGAGATCTTGCTGATGATCGGGCCGACGTTGCCGCCCAGATTCTTCAGTCCGTCGAGAAGCTTGCTCCAACCCTCGTTGATGAGGGCCATGAGTTTGCCGAACGGGCCGAGGCTCTGGGTAACCTTGTCGATACCCTGAACGGCCTTGCCGCTGTCGAACTTGCCGAACAGCTTGCCGACGTATTCCGCCAGCTTCTGGAACAGCTTGATCGGCAGAGCGAGGATGGTGCCCAAGACTTGGAAGAACTTCTTGAGCCCGTTGCCTTCTTCGATGGCCTTCTTGAGGTTGACGAGGAAGTCGCCGACCTTGGCGGTCAATCCGAGGAATCCCCCGGAGCCAGAAGTGACCACGCCGAACAGGTGTGCAAGCACACTGCCGACGCCCTTGATGATGTCCCAACCGATACCCAACACTGCGAACACTCCGGCGAATGTCCGCTTCAGTTTGTCTGCAGTATCACTTCCTATTTTGAGCTTCGCCATGAAGGCGGCGAAGTTCTTGGTCATGTCAGCGAGTTGCTTGCCCGTCGTGGGCGGGAAGATCTCCCGGAAGGCGTCCTTGATCGGTTTGAGTACCGAGCCAAGAGCCTGGAACGCATTGGTGAGGCCCTGGATCAGAGCATCTCGTCCACCGAACTTCTTCCACTCCGACAACATCTTGTTGCGGGCGTTGGACGAGTTGTTGACCATCTTGCCGATGGTGTTACTGATCCCGGTGAACAGACCCTTGGCTTCACTGAAGTCGCCAAAGATCGTCTGGAAGGTCTGCGTCCAGCCGGAGCCGATCGCTTCCTTCGTTGTGTCCATCAGCTGACTGAAAGTCTTGACCTGGGTCGCGGCTTCCTTGGCGGTCTTGGCCTGGGCCTGAATCGCCTTGATCTGAGCCTTGTTGAACCCCTGGGCCTTGAGTTCTGCGTCGGACAGATCGCCGGTGAACTGGGCCAGCGTGTTTGTGAGGACCTTGGACGTCAGCCAGGACTCTTCGCCCGGCTTGGCCGTGATCGACTCACGGAAAGACTTGCCACCGATGGTGACATTCTTCATGCTGCCCTTGAGCTTGACGGCTCCCTTGTCCAGGGTGCCCATCTTCTCAGCGGTCTGGGCAAGAGCACGCTGGAATACCGTGCCGCCCATCCCGGCGTTGACGACCGAGTTCCAGTCCTCCAGAGACACCCTGCCTGAGGATATCGCCTGAGAGAGCTGATACATCGCCGTCGAAGCCTGCTCCGAATTGGAGCCGGACAGGGCCGCCAGGTTGGCGATACCCTTGATCGATGCGGTCGACTCCTTCAGACCAACGCCGGCAGCCGTGAAGGTGCCGATGTTCTTCGCCATCTCGGAGAAGTTGTAGATGGTCTGGTCGGAATAGTGGTTGAGCTCGTTGAGGGACGAGTTGACGTCCTTGAGCGTCGCTCCAGAAGCCTGGGTGTTAGCCAGAATCGTCTGAATCGAGTTCAGGTTCGTCTCGTACTCGTGGAACCCAGACAAGATGGGATCGAGGCTGAGCCCCTTGACCATCTGGACGCCGGCGCTGACAGCCTTCTGTGTGACCGTAGCGATAGCAGTGACGCCGACGACCGACATCGCCTTGAACTTGCCGCCGATGCCCTCGACCGCGGTACCGATCTTCTCGATCGGGCTGACGGTGCTCTGAGCGGAGGTACCGACCTTCTCAATGTCTTTTCCGGCCCCGGCGAATCTCCCAAGGGAGTCCCGTGCCCTACCGCTGGCGGTGGTGACCCCGTCGAGGCCCTTGCCGGCGTTCTGGAGCTGGAGAGCTTTGGTCAGGTTGGTCAGGGCGGTCAAGGTCTGCTGAACAGCCTGTTGGAACTGAGCGTTCTCGAACCGTACACGGACGATGCGCTCGTCAACAGTGCTCATGCGGAGGTCACCGCCTTCCATACCTTGTCAGCGATTGCTTTGAACACGGGCTCGATAGCTGGGTTGATGAAGTCTCGGCCCTGGACGTAACCGCCGGTCCCGGTGCCGTGTCCCATTTGAAGCATGATGACGACAGGAAATCCGTTCTCGACGTCGGTGTTCGTCCAGGCGATTTCGTAATTTCCCCCGGAGCCAGAAACTTCGTAGCCCCACGAATGCGCCGCGCGGCCGGTTTCAGTTGGGGTCGCCGAGGAAAGAGCCGAAACGCCCATCTGCCCACACGAGTCAAGAACACCCGCGATGTTCAGACGAGATACCCGCTTCAGATAGTCTTCCGTGCTCTTGGAAGAGCCGGTGACGTTGAAACTGATCATTTCGGCTCCTTCTCGTTACTCCAGGCCGGTCATCTTGCGACCGACGTCGGACATGGCGGTGTTGCTGGTTCGGATGCCGTCGACGGTCCCGAAGTAGAGCCTCAGGGCGTATGCCTCGTCCTCGCTGTAGCCGAACGGTTCGGCCGTCAGCGGGTCTACACCATCGACGGTCGGGTGATTCGCCAGCCATGCCTGAAGGGCCTCGACCTTTTCCAGGGCCGAACGCATCGCGAGGACTGCCTGGGCGGCCTTCGCGTCGAGCATCTGCTTGTTGACGTCGAAGCCGAGTGTCATACCCATCTCCTTATGCTGCGGATTCGTAGGTGAAGGAACCCCGGATGACGTCGGCACTCGCCCACGTCCAGGGGGTGACAGAGTCAACGTCGCCGCCGACGCCGCCCCCGAGCGCGTTTGACACGAAAGTAACGAGAATCCCAAACGAGACTGCCGTCGTGCCTGAGAGCTTGATCCTGGTGAAACCAAGATTGGTGCCGTTCCTGTACATGTCTCCGATGCCGAGCTCAGTGGCAGGTGCCTGGCTCGAAGCGGGCCATGCGGGTGGGAGGCCGAGCGTCCAGTTATCGGTAGTTCCACCGCCACCGAAGTTGGTGGTAGTGCCGAACGCGATATCGAACTGAACGGTGACCTTCCGAGCGATCTTGTGCGCCTTGGCGTTGACCACGGCGTTGCCGAACGAGGGGATACTCGTACCGCTCGTCGTGGACCATGTCGGCGTGTAGGCGACCCAAGCTCCGATGTCGTGAGTGAGCTTCTTCCAAGCAGACCAGCCGGTGGTGTTGTCGGAAGTGCGGATCCACACGTTCGGTGTGTTGGCACTTCCTGCAACGTGCTGCGTGAACGTCTGCGTGGCGTAGTTCTTGTCCACGAGGAACATGGTCTCTACCACGCCGGCCATGCCTGTGAAGTCCCACGAACCACCATTGGCGGTCGTGTAGTAGAGGTAGGACCTGCCGGACGGATACGAGGCCATCGCGGTGGACTGCGAGAAGCTGGCTTCGTTGAGCCTGACAGCGAGCACCATCTGAGCCCATGCGGTCCAACCGCCTCCGCCTACAGCGTTGTTGTACTCCCTGACCCAGACCTTCGTCGAAGCCGTGCCGCCGGAGTTCTCGTAGAGAGTTTGAGCGGTGCGACTGATGCTGATGCTCTCGGTCACCACCGTTCCAAAGCCGCCGTTGATCGACCAGCCAGATCCAGTGGTCAGGCTGAACATCGAGGTTCCGTATGGATACCCCGTCGGATCGGCGGATTCGGTGAAGGCGTTGTTCGCGAGGATCTGGACCTTGTAGCCGGGGATTGAAGCGAGGCCGGCCGGAGTCACTGCGCGAACGGCGTCCGTACCGGTCTGCGTCTCGGCAGAGGTGGCGAGCTCGACCGCACCCGCGAGCGTGGTAGTAGCGGCTCCGATGATGCCGGCGTCGAGCTGTGTCCCGTCGTACTTGGTGAGAATCAGGTGGTTCGCCGAATCGAAATCGGCGCCAACGATCGCTCCGTCTCGGATCGCCTCCATAGCGGCGGCGGTCATGCCGGTTACGGTGGCCATAGGACCGCCTTTCTATGCAGAACTGATGGTGTAGGTCTCGTCATCGATCGGAACCGCGGTAGGTGCCGTGATTTCGAACGTCTCGGAGTCGATCATGCGAATGACGTCAAACGGGGCAGTCGCGGTCCACGTCCCGTCTCCGTTATCGATCACGGTGAGCGTGGATATGGTGTCGTAGGCCGCGATCAGGTCGTCGATCGACGGAAGTCTGGCCTGGTCCTCGTCAGTTCCGTAGAGGATGTCCTCTACCACGGAGAGAACAGACGGATCGGTGGTCCTGGAATCCAAGACAACGTGTGAAGTGGGCCTGTAGTCGGGCATGACAGGCGGCTTGCACGTCACCTTCCAGCTGAACACCTCAGGATCAGTGTTCTCTCCGATGGTGGAGTTCGACCGACTGGTCGGAGACACCAGAGCGTTGTAGATGATGTGGATCTTGTAGCCTGCGTTCGGGTCCAGATCGTTACCGACCATGGTCCGATACGTCAGGCTGAACGGCTTCCGGCGCTGGTGGGTGAAGAACATCCCGGAGCGAGGTTCGGCATTACCGTTGCACACCTCGAACTGGTCCGGGTAGGTGAAGGCACTGATGGTGCCCTCGAACTCTTCAGGTCCAGGAACAGCCAGATACTTGACGCCGTCGATGTAGAAAGACTTGGGGTCGCCGCCCGAAGGCTCTTCGGCTACGGCGGTCAGTCCGTTCCACGGAACGCCAGCGAGTCCGTCGACGTAAAGAACGCCTCGGTCAACGCCAGCCTCGAAGTACCGCGAACCGGCCGCGTTCCATCCGAGTCTTGGCATGCCATCCCCTTCTTATCCGGAGGAACCCGTCGCGGCTCGTCGTTGGGCGTTGAGGTCACGCTGCTGGCGCATGGCTTCGGCCTTGCTCATTTTCTTCTGGGGCCCGTTCTTCGCGCTGAACACCTTGATGAGGGTGAACAAGCGGTTCAGATGCCAGTTCTCGCACTCGATCGGGATGCCAGCGGAGAACATCCAGTAGTAGATGACCTCTGCAGTGTGAATTTCTTGACTCGGTCGTTGTGGTCCGTCGACCCTGAACGTCGTGGCGGTCATCGGCGCGTTGATGTAGTCGTTGATCGCCTTGATGTTGCTCTCAGAAAGTCTGAGGAAGATCTCCGGTGGAACTATGGGAGTCAAAGTCATCAGTTTGATGTACGAGAAGATCTCTTCCGGAGTTTTCTCTTGCTTACTCAGGAAAGGTTTCTCGAATTCTGCTTCCCATTTTGAAAGGCTGGCCAGAGAGTGCTCCAGCTCCAGAGCGAACGACGGGGTGACGAACTTCTCTCGTGCCTCGTCCCACGCTTCGGGGCCGATCGGGACTTCGATGATGAGCACTCTCTGACCTCCTTTCGGTCATCAGCTGAAGGTGATGGTCCAGTCGTTGTCGGCACCGGTCGGGAACTTGTACCCCGCGGCCGGCAGGGCCTCGACGAACGTGTCCGCGGTGATCGGGCCGAACGCTCCCGGGGCCACGAGCTCGCCACCGATGTAGTAGTTGACACCGGTGATCGTCGGGATCGTGATGATGTCCGTGGACGCGTTGTAGGTCGGAGCCGTCGGGGTGACGCTGGTGACGGTGCCGGAGAAGAACGCGACGACCTCGGCCGGGGTGGGCAGACGCGGGTCCTGGCCGACGGTCCCGTAGAGGGCGTCCTCCAGAGCGGCCAGCGCGGTGGCGTCGACCTTGGTGGAGTCGATCGTCATGGTGGCCGTCAGGCCGTAGTCCGTCCCGGCGATGACGCCGGCCTCGACCGGAGTCGTGGTGAACTCCCAGCTGAGACCGATCGGCTCCGGCGAGTCGTTGATGGTGGCGTACGCCTTCTCGGACGGCGAAGCCTTGGCACCCCACACCAGGTGGAGCTTGTAGCCGGCGTAGTCATCGAGGTCGTTGCCGACGCGGGTGCGGTAGCAGAGACCGAACGCCCGACGCTTCTGCTGGCCGATGGTGACGCCGGCCTGCGGGACGCCGGAGCCGTCGCACTCCGCCCACTCGTCCGGGTAGGTCCACGCCTCGATGGTTCCGCCGAACTCCTCGGCCGAGTAGAGGTTCGCGTAGACGATGTTGTCGGCGTACTGCTTGTTGGACTCGGCGCCCGACGGCGACTCGGTGACGGTCGTCAGACCGTTCCACGCGAAACCGCTGTCGTAGACGCCGGAGGTGTTGTGGAGGTAGAGGACGCCGTGGTCGACGCCGTTCTCGAATACCTTCTGACCCGTCTGGTCCCAGGTGAGCTTACTCACGTTTGTTTCTCCTCAGAAGTACAGTTGGAACACGTCGTGGTTCAGGCTGTCGGCCACGAAGAACCGGTTGAGAGTGCACATGGGCAACGCAGCGACCTTTCCCGGAACATCTGAATCCGGGTCAGCGTCAATAACCGTTACCTGGTACCGCAAAGTGCGGTTGTACGGCTCGTTGTCGGCGAATTCAGTGATCGCGATGTCACGTTGGTACACGATGCAGGGGTACTGCATCCGAACATCGGAGGGGGGCTGGAAATATACGTTGCCGCTACCCAGCGCCCCCTCAAGGAGCGTCTGTAGTTCAAGCCTTGGGGCCATTGTAGACACTCCCCAATGTCAGAAGCAGGCGGGGACTACGCACTTCGACGTCTGAAACCGTCCACGTAGTCCCCATCCACCAGACATACTTGATGTCCATGAAATTCGCTTTGGCGTACGCATCAGCGACAATGCTGATCAGATTATTCACAGAAAGAGACCCATTTACGGCCTCTCCCTCACGGAGCTGACGGATGTTCCGCTGAACCATGCCGAAGTACTGAACTTCGGTAATCACGTTCTTATGGACGCCGGGCGCCGTTTCAACAGTGGTGCCGTAACCTACCTTTCCTGCGAATCGAGTCACGAGCGGAGCCTTCCGTCAGGGTCAGGACCGGCGGAAGAAGGTCCAGTCGTTGCCCTCGGTGGTGGCGAAGTTGTAGCCCGCGGCCGGGACAGCCGTGACGTTGAGGGTCTGGCCCGCGGTCAGCGCGGTCTGAGCGCCGGCGGTGAGCGTGGCGCCGGTGTCGGCGTTCTTGTACGTGACGTTGGCCATCGTCGGGATGGTGACCACGAAGGTGGTCTTGTCGTAGGTCGGAGCGGTCGGGTCGGCCAGCTGGGTGTTCGTGGACACGACCTGCTTGAGGATGATCGCGGACTTGATCTTGACCAGCGCACCGGAGATGCGGGTCTCGATCAGGTACTTGTACTGGTTGTAGTCGATGTCGAAGTCGTCGAAGAGGTTGATCTCCCCGCCGCGGTCGGCGCCGACGTTGTAGTCCGCCAGGTTGACGATGATGCCGAACAGGTCCGCGTAGTCGGTGCTGTCCATCACCTCGACCTCGACGATCTGGTCGACCATGAGGGCCGCCGCGAGCGCCTGCGGGGTCTCCCAGCGCGGACGCCCGAAGGAGTCCTCGGTCAGGAGCATCTCGACGAGGGTCTGCGAGGTGGTGTAGAACGTCGGCGTGCCGGTGCCCTTGAAGAAGCGGCGGGAGCGCTTGACGGCCTTGACCAGCTCGTAGTAGTCCGGGGTGGCGCCGAGGTTGACGTTGACCGTGGTCGCGTACAGCTCGTTCTCGTTGACGATGGCACGGATGCCGGCGCCCTCGACCGCGCTGCCGGGGTCCTTGATCTTGTCCTCGGAGCCCGGGTCACGGCCGTCACCGAGCAGGATCGCGCGCGCGAGCTCCTCCTCCAGCATGAGCCGCATCTCGCCCTTGAGCCAGGCGACCACGTCGAAGCCGGTGATGTCCACGACGTCGTCGCGGTCCATCGTCTGCTTCTTGTAGACCGTGGTGGGGGTGGTGACTCGCGACCGCAGCCCGAACCACTCGTCCTTCTTGTAGTGGCCCTTGATGTAGCCGAGCGCACGCGCCTCGTCCTGGGTGATGTCGGCGACGATCGACTTGACGCGGGAGAACGGGCTCTTGCGGGTGCCGTTGAGCACGCCGGCGACCCACTCGGTCCGGCGCTTGTTCCAGTCGGGGGTGTTGTTGAGGGTCTGAGCCTCGGGGAAGAGGATGTCGACCTGGTCGATGCCGTGAGCGACGGCGTAGTCCTGCACCGCGCTCCTCAGCGTCGCGCCGGGCTTGGCGGCCTCGGCGAGGATGCCGGTGATGGCGTCGTGCGTGAGCTCGTGCTTGACGACCTTCTCCTTGCCGGTCTGGTCGAAGACGTTGTGGCCCATGGCCGTTCCTTCCTTGCCGTCACCGGCGGAGTGTTGTGCCGACACGGCCTTGAGAGCCTGGTCGATCATGTAGGCGACGACGTTCTTCTGGTCGTCATCGAGCGAGTTGTAGACGGACTCCATGGTGTCGCCGGCGCCCGCGTGGGCGAGGCCCTTGTCGTCCTTCTTGTCGTCCGCGGCCGGAGGGGCAGCGGGCGGAGCAGCCGGCGGGGTGGCCGGGGGCGGCTCTTCGCCGATCTTCATGCCGGTGTGGATGACAGCCTCGTCCTCCAACTCCGTCTGGGAGCCGTCACCGTGCTGGACAGCGACGAAGTCGATCTTCGCCTTGGGGTTGGCGCCCGCGAGCACGAGGCTCACCTCACGAATCACTCCGTGGGTGACCTGCTTGCCGCCGTTGACGGCCTTCTCGATCAGCTGGTTGGCATAGATCGAGAGCGAGTCGATGTCCTTGTGCTGGACGAGCAGCTTGGCGTTCTGGCCGGCCGGCGTGGCGTTGAAGTAGCCGTGGGCCCGGACGCCGAACGTCTGGTTCTCCAGCTGGACGTGGCCGAGAACGTTGTCGAGCTTGGCGTGACCGTGCTGGTAGACCAGCGGGACCTGCATCTTGTCCATGTGCGCGAACGCGTCGGGCATGATGGTTCGTCCGTCGGAGCACTTGAGACCGGCCACAGTGGCCCAGCCACTGAAATCAGGTTCCATTTTGACCGTCTCCTCCTACCTTTGCTAGTTGAGGTGGTTGCGGCCCCGACGGAGCCGGCGGTTGATTGTTCTGCGGCGGCTGAGGCGGTACAACTGCCTTCTCGGTCGGCATGTTGCTGTTGATCAGCTTGTCTGCCTTCGGATCCTTCGACGGCTTGAATCCGATGACGCCACGAAGCTCGTTCGAGGTGAGGATCTCGTTTCGAGCGAACTTGTCGGCGATCTCTGCGATGGTTTCGACCGGAACCAGCTTGAACGGGTCGCGGAAGTAGAGGATCGTCTGCTTCTGAGTCCGAGCCGTCTTGGTGAGGAAGGCTCGAATCATGGCTTCGGTGATCGCGTCCAGGAACGGGTCGATCGTCCGCGAGAAGTAGTTGACCATCGTCTTCTCGTCAGCCGTGCCATTCAGGATCTCGTCCGTCAGCCCGAGCTGTGAGTACAGCATCTTCGTGAGGTACTCGATCTGGCCAAGCAGGTTGTTCTCCGCCGGCCGGTTCAGCTGTGTGATCTTCTCGGTTCCGTCTGTGTAGGCAATGCCGTACTGGCTGCCCTTCAGCTGGAACTCGATGTCCTTACGCCGTTGTTCTGCCTGCTGCCTACGGGCTTCAGACTTGATGACGTAAGGCAACTGGATGATCATGTCGAGCTTGCCGGAACTGGACTGCTCGTCGACTACATCCAACAGGTTGATCTTGCGGATGAGTCGCTGGAGTGTTGAGTTCGGCTCGTTCATCACCGAGTAGAACGGGTTCTCGACGATGGCGACGAACTTCTTCTCCAGGGTTACCTCTTCCTGGACGCCCTTCTCAGGATCGTCGTTGTAGAGCCTCACGCGCACGTGGCGCGGGAACCAAGCCGTGATCTCGCCGACCCGCATCGTCTTGATGTCGAACGCCGCAGAGACTGCAGGGTCGATGTCAGTGTCGATGGGGACGATCGCGATGGTGCCGTTCTCGATCAGCGTCTTGGCGATGTCCTGACGGAACTGACGAGCGCCCTGATCGAGGTTCGCTTCCACGGTCAGACAGGTGTTGAGCCCGCTGTCCATGTCTTCGAGGTACCGATCCTGGTCGTCGAGACGAACGTGTCGCATGACGATGCCGGCGATGTCGACGGAGAGGCGCGTGTAGATCGACGAGATGATCGAACGCTCGTTCGAGTACGTAGTACGCCTTCGGTCCGGTCGTATTCCGTAGCCAGACCCGCTGGCATAGGATTCCGTCGGATTGCTGAAGGCTTGCGAACCGAACGCGTTCCAGGCGTGCTTCAAACGAGAGAACACTCCCATGAATTCACCTCCCTCCCAATTATGGTCATTCGAACATCTCCTTATTGGCCTTGTACGCGACGTAGGCGTCCATCAGGGCGGCCACGTTATCGATCTTCGCGTCCTGGCGCTTCTTCAGGAGCTTGCGGTTGCCGTTCGTGTCCTCCATGGTGATGGCGTTACCCATGGCGAACATCATGAGGTTCTGATCAAACTCAAGCAGACGTTGTTCACTCAGAATCTTGAGTTCCCCAAGCGGGACCGATTCTGTCTTGGCTCCCTGGATGACTTTCTCGACTGCGTATGGACCGTTCTCCGCCTCCCAGCGGGTCACGAACTCCTTGGCGTTGTACGGGTCGAAACCAAACGCGCGTACGTCGAACTCAGACTCCTGGATGAACGCGTCCAGGTCGTCGTAAACCTCCATCATGTCGAGGACTGTGCCCTCAAGAACGTGGAGGCTGCCCTCTGTGATGAACTCGTCGTACTTCTGACGCATGGCACCGGGCAGTTTGTGCAACGTCAACGACGTGATGTAGCTCCGGGTTTTTACACCAAACCCGTCCCGCTATGGGAAGAGGAATGTGAACGCACAGAAGTCGTCACCTTGGGAGAGGTCCGCACCGAGAGCACAAGGCATGCCATCGAAGTGTTTACGACGATGCGGAATGGTTTCTTCGTAAGTGAAGAAGTAGGTGTAGCCCTCCATCGGGATCCCAAACCTCTTAGCCAGGATGTCATTCCTGGAGGCAGGGGCCTTCTCGGCTCGTTCAACGTCGAGTTGGTAGGTCTCATACGTGACCGTCTTCCCGAGATTGGGGTTCGCCTTCAACCACGTCGCCGGATCTGCGACCTCCTCCAGCTCATCCAGCTTGTAGTGCCAGACCGAGATGTGGGGCGCAAAGTACTCGCCCTTGAGGATGTCAGCCAGCTCCATCTTGATGGTGTCGCCGCTGCCATTACGGACCGTCCCCTCTGAACTGATGGCCACGATCAGGTAGTCATCGAGCTTTGAGGCACCCTGCTCAACGGCGCCAACGACATCCTCACGAATATCGCCGGACAACCACTCGTCGATCGTCGAGATCTTGGGCCTTAGACCCTGGAGCTTGTTGATCGACATCGGGCGAACTTCTAGCAATGAACCTGTCAAGAAATTCTCCACACCCTTCTTAGTGGATGCAAGCTTGACTCGGTTCGCCTTAGACCCGGTGGTGTTTTGCAGTGATCCCTCAGTGAGGAACTTGAAGAGCGGCCCCCGCGAGCGCGTGATAGCGGTTCTGAAGGGCGACATGACTTCATCGGCCTGCTTCATCGTGGGGGCTGTGGTGATCTGGTGCGTCGTGGACGTGTCCACGTTGAGGAAATAGCTCTGAATGCACTCGGCGTACATCGACTTGGCGGCGCCTCGGGCCACGATCAGGTATTGCTTCGTGGTGAGACGCTTCTTAATCCTCTTCTGGACGTAACGACCGCCGCGGCCATCCTCCGAGGGCTCGTAGACACTGCGATCCTGGAAGAAGTACCACCCGAATATCTGCTCGGCCCAAACCTTGAAGGAGGGGAGCAGGTGCAGGTCACTTCCATCGGTGAGTGTGAGCTCGTTTTCGCAGTACTTGATGAAACCCTCGACGATGCCGTCGTCGTAGTAGATTCCGGGGTTGGCGATGAGCGCGTCGATGCGGTTCATCTCCAACGAGATCTCCCTATTGACAGGGATCTCGCCGCGAATCACGGCGTCACGGAACTGACCGTAGTAGATCGGCACAGCCGTGTTCGACAAAGCCATCGTCGACCCTCCCTTCTACAGGCCGCCCTTGAGGATCATCTTGCCGAGCTGCTTGGCGACGATCTTGGTGGCCTCCTGCTTGCCCGCGTTCACGAGGATGTCCTTGATGAACTTCTTCGCTTCGCTGCTGACCTTGGGAGGCGCGTGCTTGTCGTACCGCTGCTGCAGATCGAGGCGTTCGAGGTACTTCTTCAGTTCGTCATTGCTGACGGAAGAGACCCCGTGCTCCTTGATCTTGTCGCCGGTGGCCTTGACGGTCTTGGCGTCGGAAGAAGCGTTGGCGCCGAGCTCGGACTTGTTCCGGCGGACGCCCCACTTCATTCCCTTGATCCCGTAGTGAGCGAGAACCTCATCGAGGCTCATCACATCCACGGATCCGGCTCCGGCACTGGCGCCGGGTTCGGGTCGACCCACGATTCTCCCTCCCTCTTAACACTGATCCGCCAACCGAACTCGGTGATCTGTCGCTCCATCGCTTCGATGACGAACGACAGCGTCGGCGGGTCGAAGAGCTGGCGAACTCGAAGGCCGACGTAGGTCTTGACGTTGTTGAGCCGCTCGTCAGCACCGATGAAGGCTTCCCACGTCTCCGAGTTACCGGTGATGGAGAAGCCTTCGATCGGTCCGATTCCCAAGTCCGCCAGAACCGAGAGGATGGCGTTGGTGTGCAAGACGAGAAGCCCATCGAAGCTGGTGTCCTCGACAACCACATCACACGATCTCTTGACGTCGTCGAGGATGCTGTTGGGCATGTGTGAAACCTCCTCCCATTTTGACGGACTAGGAGATCCGGTTGACCTCCTGCTGAACTGCGTTGTAGTCGTAGCCGGCCTTGGTCAGCCGGGTCTTGCGCTCGTCGCCGTTGCCCCATCGGCCGGCGAGAACTTCGAGGGCGAGCGTGTGCACCGACTTCTTGCTCGGCGCCTTGTGCTCCAGCAGGTCGTTGACCGCGGACTGAACGGCCTTCGGGTCGTAGCCCGCCGCCTTCAGCCTGGAGACACGGGTGTCACCGTTGCCCCACTCGCCGGCCAGGACCTCCTTGGCCACCTCCGCCACCGACTTCTTGCCGGGGGTGGTGGGGTGAGGGGAGGAGGGGGCGCTGTCGTCCTCGGTGAAGTGCGCGTACCACTTCTGGACCTCGGCCAGGACCTCAGAACGGATCGAGTCCATGAACGGGCCGGGGCACTCGGTCGACGACCAGTCGTGGTGGTAGTGCACGTTGTTCTTGGTGGGCGTCGCCTTGATGACGTTGGCGAACAGCCAGCCGGCGAGACGAGCAGCCGACTTCCAGGTGTCCTCGCCGACCTCCCAGTGAGGCGCGAACGTCTTGTTCGCCATCTCGATGGAGATCGTGCTCTGGTTGCCACCCTGGTTGCCGACGGCCCAGGCGTACTCCAGGACCTGAACGTACTGAGCGACGTCACCGCGGGCGTCCACGTCGAAGTGGGCCGAGGCCGGCCGCGTCTTCCAGACGGAGAGAACCCCGTTGTGGGTCAGGTTGCCGCCGTTGTGGTGGAACGTGACCGACGTCTTCTTGTACCGGGTGTGCGTGACGTGCTTGGTCTTGCTCAGAGCCGCTATCAGGTCGGTGACGTGCTTGTCGTAGTCGATGGTCTCAGCCATTGCTACCTTCCTTACCAGAGTTTCGTGTCGCCAGCTGTACGTTCGACGAGCGGCCGGGGAAGTAGGCCCTCGTCGCCGTAGTGGATGGCGTTATGGGTTCGGTGAGTGACTGAGATCAGGAACTCGGGATCGAGGATCCTCGGATCGCCGCTTGTTATGTCCGAAACAGTCATCGGGTTCATGTGATGGATGTAAATGCCGTCATAGATCTCGTATCCCTCGACGGCCATGTCGCATCCGTTGTCACGGAGGATGACTTGGTCTCGGACCGAGCGCCATTCCCGCGAGCGATAGAACTCCTGGTTGATCCAGCGATCAAACCCGAAGGTCGATTCGCCAACTTGCCCCCGGAGGGACAAATACCGGAAGCGTTCGGTGTAGTCCTCGATCCGCCGGAGCTCAGAGAACGTCCTAACCTTCATACTCGTCCTCGGGAAGTTGTTCTCGGCCCGAGTACGTGTTCATGGCGAGGATCGCGTTCTTGTAGAGCTCTTCGATTGCCTTCTGGCCCTCGATGGCTTCGCGCTTGACCTGAAGGAGCTCGTTCTCGTGCTGAAGACGCTCTTGTTCGAGGCGTTCGCGAGACGAACCCAGCTTGAGGAAGTGCACGACCTCGGTAGCTGATGCTGTACCGTCAAGAAAACGCTGTTCAGCAAGGTCGTTGGCCAGCGCGATGAGCTGATTCTCTCGTCCCTCGGGAGTTAGAGCCGGCCGCAGACGCCGAGAAGGCTTAGAACTGCCGCCCCCACTTCGCTGAGCCAAGGTTTCACACTCCTTCCCATAGGGTTTCGGCGAGAACTAGGTGGGTTTCGAAGACCCGCAGACCAAAAACTTTGGCGAAAAAGTCCCGCCGGAGCTATTTTTGGA